CCTTGTCTATGAGCAGCGGTCCACTCACCAAATTTAGCAACCAATTCATAAATACTATCAGTGACCAAGCACTTCTTAAGGGCTATAGTCTCATCTGGGGCAACAGTGACTTCTTCGACCACGATATCCCACAAGTCCGGGTACAATCCTGGCATCGTAACCGGAATTTTGCTCGGATCAATCATTTTTGTACCCTCCCTCCTATATTGTAACTTGGGTTGGGCATCAATTATGTATGGGAATCTACGGCGTATTGCTTGAGGGTTATTAAACCAACAATGCGCCTTCAAATCTTTCGTGTTAGTAGAAGCCAATATTAAATCACACTTAAAGGGTGTTCGCCCCTTATCCTCTAACGAGGCTTGGGGGGGGCTAAAACCATTATTACCTCCAGCCAATAGTATATCCGCCATAGACGGATCTGAACTAGAAGCATTGGGGTTAATAGATGCAATATCTTCAATAATAAGACACCACATACTACTTTTAAAACCATTCCAATGAGGTTCTACAGGTGTACGATAATAGACAAATTCCGATCCAAGGGGCTTGTCATAAAGTTTGGCATAATGAGTTTTAAGGATATCATTTAACGATCCCTTACCCTTAGCCGAACCACAACATAACAATAAAGCAAAAGGCGCCATACGAAATTCTCCAGCGGCATCTCGAATAATAATATCTGTATAAAGATTTCTTAATTTTGATAATGTCTGGGCAACTCCATCACGAGCATCTCCTGATTTAACATAACGTCGTATTTCCTCGCCCTCGGCAATAGTTCGGACGACATCGTTAACATAGACATGATAATCCATACCTATGGCTTCAGGATTGGCTAATGCAGCACTTTTATCAAGTAAATCAAATGCCTTATCAACCCACTTACTATATGAAGTGGGAGTATGTATAAGTGATTTCCAGGATCGTGTGACACAAAAAGCTGCAATTCTCTCACCCATAAATTGTATAAGATCTAAAACAGCAGATATAAAATCAGTATGTGCCATAATTTTTGACATGGTTTCAGTAACC